GAATTAGGATGAGAGGGCAGCGGCACCGAGGAATCCCAGTACCGCCGCCCCCTCAGAGGGGTCACTGAGGCATCGAGTAGAACATGTCAATCACCAGAGTGCCGGAGGCCGGGAGGGCCGCCGAAGCAATGGTGACGAACACATTTTCTTCAGCCGTCAACGCCGGGTCAGCGGCAGCCTGCGCTGCATCGTCACCGAACAGGGTCGGCGTGTCCGCAGTGGTGAAGGCAGCAGCAGCACGGTACTTGCCGGTAGCACCAGTGATGCCAACGGCAACCGTGGACGAACCCAGCGTTACCGAGGCATTGATGATGCCGTAAGCAAACGTGGCACCCGGCGGCAGGTTACCAACCACCAAGGTGTCCGTGGTCGCCTGCGAAGCCAGCGTGAACGTAGCACGCAAGCGCTTCAGGCGAGCGTGATACACCGAGGCGCGAGGCTTGTAGCCAACCGGCGCCACCGTCTGGTTGGCACTGCCACCCAGTTCAGTCGAAAGAAATGCGGGCATGGGTCAGTTCCTTAGACGCAGTTGATGAGAGCGCAGCGCTTCTCTTCGGTGCGCGTCGCGCCGAAGGTGCCCGTGCAGTAGACCTGATAGCTGTTGCGCTTGTCAGGACGGCGGTCAATGGTGGTCTGGATGTCATTCCACATACCGAGCGCCATGCCGGACTTCGCGAACACCGGAACCATGTAGCGCGTGCCCGTGGTGTAGGTGCCGTCCGTCGAGCCCGTGGCGATGGCCGGGTTGATGGCGGTGTTAAAGCCGCTGGCACCCGGGATACGCTCGGACAGGATGAAGTTGAAACCCATGAACGCACGGATACGGCCATCGACGAGAACAGGCTTGCTGTTGTAGTCGAGGCTGATGGCCTGAGCTTCGTTCAGCAGGTCATCGTGCTGGCGGGCCGAGATGACACAGAACAACTGGTCGTTGTCCACGTCAACCAAACCTTCCATCAGGATGCGCTTAGCGCGACGCAGCTTGGCGATGTTGAGGCCAGTGGCAGCAGAAGCGCCAACGGTGCCGGCAACGGACTGGCTGTTTGAGCCGAACGCAAACAGCGTGCCCGTCGAGGTCGTGCCGTTTTCGCCGGTGTTGTTGGCGTTGAAGAACGCGCTGATGAGTTCATCGTCGATGGCACGGCCCAGCGCCATGGCACCAGCCATTGCGTAGGACGAGGTCGGGTCGATGAGCATACGCAGCTTGTCCTGCGAGTCCACGAGGTCCGCCCAGTCGTAGTCGTTGGGGTAGGCCCAGCGCTTGTCGTGCGGCGTGGAAATGAGCGGCGTGTCCGAGTGACGGCTCGAGTTGCGAACCGGCGACACGGCACCGAACTGCTCGACCACCGAAGCGGCCTTGCCGAGGAACTTGTACGAAGCGCAGGCTTCGCGGAGCTTGGAGCCCTGCTGCTGGAGCAGCATTGCCACGTTCGTCGAGTACTGTTGGACGAATGCGGTATTGACGTTAAAAGACATGTTCTACCCTCCGAAGGGGATGAATCAAAAACTATGCGGTGTTACCCGCGCCCTTTTGTCGGAGGCTTGTCCGGTTGCCCGGGGCCAGTTGGTACGCCTCGTGTGCCGGCCACTTGCGTGGTTGTCGGCTGCGGCGGACCGGCTACCCAGCTCAGGTACTCTCTGGCAACCGCGATTACTTCATGCGGCGAGAGCCCCGGCCGAGCGGCCATTCGCAGACAGTCTAGCCGGACCTCTGGATTGTGGAAGGGGTTTTCTGTTGGTGTTGTCATATGCGCATCACTCAGGGAAAGCCACGGCCATCAAGCGGCTCATCTCGGCACGCGCATCTGCGTTGCCGTTGAGGTACTTGGTGGTCCACTCAGAGTCCTGCTGCAAGGCGCTGATGCGGTTCTTGGCAGCGTCCGGCGTCATGCCAAAGCCATTGCTGGTCTTGCCACTCTCGAACGTGTGCTCGGTAAGCCCGCGGCCAATGCGCGACATGAACTTCAGCATCTCTGCCGTGCCCATGCCGTTCTCCATCTTGGTTAGCGCCTCTGCGTCAAGCCCGAACTGGCGAGCAGCACGCCGGCCAAGCTCGAGGTTTTCGTCCCACGCCTGACCCCACTCGCCCTTTAGGCTGTTGAGCTGCTGCTCAGTGGCCTGAGACTGGGCCTGCATCTGCGCCTGCTGCGCTCCGCCGGCCTGCGTGTTCCACCACTCGGTGAGCGCGGAGGCCTGCCGGGAACTTAGGCCAAGCTCGTGGAACTTGCTGGCGGCCTGCTGGGCGAACTCTGGGCTGCCCCCTTCCGGTACTGCAAGCTTGTAGTCCGCGGCCTCCTTGGGGCGTCCCAGTGCGTCGTAGACCCGTGCCCAGCCCTCGGTGTCCTCGTTGCCCTTGGGCAGCGGGACCTTCTCGTGGCCAACGAGCTTCTCGAGGTTGCGGTAGCCAACGGCTAGCTCGGACGGGTCCTTCCAGCCCTTGTTGTGCAGGTAGCCCTTGAGGTCGCTGTCCTCGATGTTGTCGTACCACATGCCATTGGCACCGGCCGGCTGCGTAGTCGATGCGGCTGGTGCGCCGCCCGTAGGACCGGCAGCAGCTTCAGCGCTGGCCGGGTTGCCTGCCAACATGGCAGACCCGCTTGCATTCGACATGGTAATAGCTCCTAGTGAGTGAACAGGGAAACGTGGAACGCGGTCAAGGTGTTGGTCTCTTCGTTCAGATGCCACGCGGCGCGGCCCGGCGTCGTGCCAATAGCAGACGCAAGCTCTGAGCGGTCAGCCTCGGTGAACACGGCACCGAACTGCTTGGTGATTGCAGCAACCTTGGGCAGGCTGCTTGTTGCCACTACCGGGCTGGCAGCGGTTTTCTTTTTTGCGGTAGCCATAGGTTGTCCTACGAAAGGATGAGCTTGTATGCGACGGTATCGAGCAGCGCTGCAATCTCGTCGATGAGGTTCTGAATCTGCGACTCGTCAGCCACGCTTTCGCGGTTCTCTTCGACGTACTCCATGAGGGCAGCAACGAAGTGGATGGGCTTGTCGAGCGGCGGCAGCGCCATGCGCGGGTACTTGGCGATGATGCCGTAGCAACCCTGATAGCACTCTGCTAGCGCGTCAACCTTCTCGGGCAGGCCGGTGTACAGCTCCTCGAGCGCCTTGTGAGTGGCGTAGCTCTTGGTCTGCAGGTGCAGCATGTGGGCTGCCGGCGCGGCCATGAGCAGCGTGCCAATGAACTCAGCAGCGTTGGCAGTGCTGTAGCTTTCTTCTTCTTCTTCGGTCTCTTCGACCTCTTCGCCCTCGTCCATATCGTCGTATTCAGTTGCCATCGTTTACGTCCTGCAGGTTGAACATGGTCTTCTCGTCAATGTGCAGCATGCCGGCAAGCCGAAGCCAGACCTCGCGGCGACCCTCGGCCATGGCCATTGCGATAGGGTCCACGCTGCGGCTCACGGGGCTCACCATGATGGTGCTGGAGTTGGCCTTGCAGAAGCGGCGCAGGTCAGCAAGCACTAGCTCTTGGTCTCGCGACATGCCGCCGTCCTGATGCAAGAACACGCGACGGTACGCGCTCTTGCGACGCAGGAAGTTTGCGGCGTTCTTGGTTAGCTCGCGAATCACGCGGCGTTACCGAAGATGCCCGGTGCCTGCTGCGACGGTGCAGCGCCGGCAATGCTCTGCGCTTGCGCCATCTCCTTCGCGGACTTGGACACGACGGGCGCTGCCTGCAAGAGGGCCGCTGCCTGCTGCTGCTCAGCCTGCTGTTCCTTGAGCGCTTCAATCTGCTCAGGGGTACGCATGACCTTGGCCGGCACGCCGTTGATGTCGGCAAGCTCGCGAGCAATAGCCTCGGGGTCAAACACCAGCATGACGCTGGGGTCAATCTGCGCCAGCGGCGTGATGGACTCGAGCGTGCGCAGGATGGCCACGCCCTCGTCTGCACGTTGCGCCTTGTTCAGGGGGCTGACGTACTCCACCTCCACCATGCCGCCGGCCTCGAGCAAGGCGTCAGGCATGGGAGGCAGTGCGCCAGCGTTGCCCAGAATGTCTAGCTCGCGCTCGATGAGCGGACCGAGGAACTCAGACTGCTGGCGTCCCATCGTGGGCGCAAGCAAGGCACCCTTCTCCTGAGCACGCAGCATGGCCTCGGTGGCCGTCATCGTTGGCGCTTCCACGAGAATCTGGAACAGCGTGACGAGGAAAGCGTCGTTGATGGTCTTGCGGCGCTGCTCCATCATGTCTAGGCCAATGTCCACGCGGGCACCAGTCGCGAGCGGATGGACAACTTGGTTGCCCTTATCGTCCACGCCACCGTAGTTCAGTGCGCCGGGACGCAAGTCAAACGCCTGCAGTGCGCCGTCATCCTGCAAAAGCAGCGGCGGGTCCACGAGCTTGTGCGCTGCGCGGATGACCGTCTTGCTCATCTCGTTGAGCATCTTGATGTCGGGCAGGACCGTCATGGCCGGCGAGCGCCCGTACACTTCCTTCGGTGCCGTCACGTAGCGGCCCACTGCGTAGGGGAACGAGCGGTAGCCGCCTTCGCCCATTATCATGCGGCCTTCCATGTTGACGTAGCACGACGCAAACGTCATGCCGGCGTAGTCTTTGCGGCCTTCCTTCACCTCGCTGTTGGGCAGCACGGCGTGAATGAATTCGTAGGTCTGGTCAGGGTTCTTCTCCAGCACACGGCGCTGGTTTTCAGTCAGGCCTTTCTCGCCAAAGCGCTGCGCGGCTTGGCGCACCGTCATGATGAACTTGCGGTAGACCGTGTCCACCACGCCCTGATGGTTCTCTGCGATGAACAGCTCGGACAAGTGGACCGAACGGTAACGGATACCCACGCCCATGATTTCGTCAATGAACATGCAGCCCGTGCCGAACGCGCCAAGCGACATGTAGCTCTCGTGCGTCTGGCTGGCGAAGTTGGCCTTCGGCGCATAACGCAAGTTGAACACCAACTGCGTGACCTCGTCGAGGTAGCGCTTCACTGCGGGGTCTTGGTTCAGCCGCTCGTCCTGCGTCTTGAGCTTGTGCCAGCGCTGCGTGCGTGGCGTCAGCATGGACTCCATCGCAGCAGCGAAGCGCTCGAGTGCTAGCGTTGCGGTAGCGTCAAAGACCTTCTCGGTGTTCTTGTCACCGGGGTTGCGGTTAACCTTGAAGTGGTTACCGCGGGGCAGGATGCGCTCGGCAATCTCTCGCCAGTGCGAATCGAAGATAGCTCTGTCGCCGGCAATCTTGGCTTGTCTGCGGATGATTTCTTCGGCGCGGCTATCCATGTGCTAGCTCCCCAGTAGGGTCTTGGTGCCGGTACGAGACATCGGCCCGGTGGTTGGTGCGGTTGGAGCAAGCATGCTGGCCGCGGTCTTTGGACTTGCGGTGCTGCCGGCAATTTTCGTGTAGGTCACGTTGCGAATAAGCTCGTCGGCTTTCCACTTGGCATCAGCCTTGCCTTCTGCCGTGATACCAAAAGAGCGGTCAACGTCGCGAACGTGTTGGCCGGCGGTGGCATTCCACACGCCAAACGGGTCGGTGTACTTGTTGCCCATGGCGTTGAGCGGGTCGAGGATGTTGCCGCCCTTTACGTGAGGTGTCGCCTTGTACAACGCGCCCATATCCGTTAGCTCCCGAGCAACGTCTTGGTGCCAGTCGTTGGCGCAACGAGGTCGCCCTGCTGGCTCGTCAGGATGGTGGCAGCGCGGCCCTTGCGGCCTGCCAGCACGTCTCGGCTCATCTGCATCTGGCGAGCAGTGTCGATGGTTGGTGCCGGCGCAGGGGCTGGCGGCGGTGGCGGCTTCGGCGGCTTCGAGAACATTGCAGACATAGGTCACCCAAAGATGGAGTAATCAGCGGTAGCGCTGGCCTGTCGGAACGTACTGCGTTCCCGGCGTACCAGTGTTCGCGCTTCACCGGCCCCTACCAGCATGTACTGCAGGGACTCGGCCGGCGAGGGGCGAGCCCAGACCGACGAGACCACGCCATTTCAAATCCTGCAGGCCGCAGGCGTCGATG